TTTGAATGGTGTACAAATAGCCACAGATACGGCCACTATTAACTTAACTGGGACGAGTAAAGAATTTATAATAGGTGCTGCTTCTCCCACCACTGAATTTTTTGATGGTAAAATTTCATCTTTCAAACTCTATGACGTCGACCTCACACCCCAAGAGGTCAAGACCCTCTACGATATGGGTCGGTGCGACGAGGGTCACCACGTGGTGAACTTCTCGAAGACTCGGGTCGGCATAGGTCTCGGGGATGGAGAGGCTCCAAGGGGGGCTTTGGATGTGAGGGGGGATCTTTACGTAAACAACAATTTCGTCCCTGGACGGTATGTTGGTTTTTCAGGGTATCGTTCGAGTAACAACACAGCTGGAGATCCTGTCATATGGAACGCAGTTTGGACCAAATCACAAGAGTTTCAGGATTTTCCTAATACCACAGGTTTTTACAGAATACCATATACCGGAAAGTATTTATTTACATTCTATGGTATATTTACTAGTGGCGTGAGCATGAGTCTATACAAGAACAGTAGTGCATCTGAATCTGGAGCCACATATACTAAACACGTGCCTTACGATGATAAAGGAACTGCGGATGGTTCGTGGGTACAACTCAATGGAACCGGTATTGAAGACTTTGCCGCCGGTGAATACATATACGTGATTACAAGTACTGTAATGTATGGAAATGCATCCAATCCCCACAACGGATTCTCGCTAACTTTTTTAGGTGCTTAATATAACTATGAACGAGGAGCTTCTCGCCAATTTAGAAAAATCTCGTCTCATTGAACAGACTATAAAAGCATTGGATATTGTTCCACCTAGGTATGAATGGGAACTTACATGGGAATCCATAAAATTTCCCGAAGGCTATGAAAAACCCCCAAAGGAGGAGTTCGAAGCCAAACTTCAAGAAGTCACTGACGCCCAATCCCTCAAGAAACTTCGCACCAAGCGGAACGCTCTCCTCGAGCAGACTGATAGGTATGCTACCCTTGATTATCCTCACTCAAATTTAGCGGTACAGCAGACATGGTTTGATTACCGCCAAGCTCTCAGGGACCTTCCCGCGAACACAGAGGATCCAGCGAACCCGGTTTGGCCAACTGCCCCGACTTCGTAAGATTTGTACTTTTCGTTTAAAAAACCTCCCCTTATAATAAATGTCGTACTACTCGAACATCGTGAGTATCGTTCCAACCGACATTTATTCTAATGTCACGGTTGCCGACTACTCTAACCTCTCAGTAGAAGATCAGGCGAATTATTTGGAATGTAACTACTACTCTTCGAACACCGTGGGGTACTACTCAAACCTCATAGTCTACGATGGGATTAATGTGTTCTCGAACATTTCTTCGAATGCCTATAATGAACTGACCCCAGAATTACAGAGTGGATATACACCCATACTAGAATACTCTAATGTCGAGACCACCGACAGTCCTCATCACTATGTCAAGGTCATCACACATTATTCGAATCTCGTAGTTTCCAATGTCGTAACCTACTCGAACATAGATGCTAATGCGTACGCAAATTTGATTACGACCAACCCTTCACATACTGTTTTCAGAAAGTATGTCCCCACAGGTTTCTTTGAAAGTTCTGTTAGGGAATATGCAGCTATGTCCCTTGAAAAGCGTGAGGGCTACGTTCCAGTGACTATTCCAGAAGTCATTGTTTCCAATTTACAACCCTTTTATACCTTTGTTTCGGGTTCTGAGTAAGCCCGTTCCAATCAAGTAAGTTGATTGTCCCCTCAGTCTCATTACCAAATGAACCCGTCATTTGGTAATGAATTCTTTTCCTCCCTTATAATAAATGTCATTCGAACCACCAGCAGGCATTTTGGATATCGGGAATGCCACGCTTCGTGTGGGGAAACTCGAGGTCGCTGAAACAACCGGTTTAAACCAGGGGCTTCAAAATGTTATAAAGAATGATTTACTTGTAACTGAAAATACAACGTACACCACCAATCAGAAGTGGGGTATCAAATTACCTACAACTTGGGTCGCTGAATTTGAAGTTAAAGGTCATTCAGGGAAATACATAGATTTTAACTTTTATAATGAAAATTCAGTTTCAAACGCACAGGGGTACAACCTAACGTTCATGGATACAACCATGACGCTAAAATATGATAATGGAAGTGCTCTCGGTGGTGGAGCGGTCACAATCCCTACTATCGTTGGTACCTACCGAAAGGTACACATCTTCTTCGAGAGAAATGTTATCGCCGTATCTATCGACGGAACACGGTATCTTTATGATAAACGACCATCAGTTCTTTCGCGTGTAATTAGCGCTACAGGTTCAGCTTTCGTGAATCTTTTCATAGAAGAGGATGGCGACGACTCAGCCTTCAAAAACCTTCGGATAGTGAACGGTCGGTTCATCTCCGACGAAACGAGTAACATCGCATTTGTAGGTGGTAACCTTGGTGTGGGTGTGCACTCCCCTCAAGAAGCCCTCGATATCCGTGGGAACATGCACTTCAATAGGGTCTCCAACGTTTCGCAAGTCAGTGTAGACTCCAACGTCGTCACCGAGTACACGGGACCCCATGACCGACCCCTACGGAAGTACCCGGAGTTGGCTTTGACTGCTGATGATAATTTATCTACTTCGGGGTACAAAGCAAGTGTGAGTAGTTTAGTCACGGGTAACGACGGATTTAGGGCATTCGATGCGACTGAAGCTACAACATATTGGCATTCACAACATCCTTACTATACGCATGTGACGGGTACGTACAACCCCGGACAGGAGGCAGATGGTGCTGGTACACCCGCGACCGACACAACTCTTCCAACAACTGAGCTTATTTCTGGACATCAAGGAGAATGGATAAAATTACAAATGCCTAAAAAGATTAAACTCGAAGAAGTTCGCGTCTATGCGAGTAACCGTGCGGCTTCCTCCATTTACCAAATGCCCAAGGATATTGCTATAGCTGGTAGTAATGATGGAACTAACTGGTACCTAGTTGATTCAGGTACGTTACGAATGGCTATCCGAGAATCTTACGGAATGGCTTCTTTACCCGTAACGACATCTTCCTATTATAGTTATCTCGCGCTCATCGTAAAAAATATAGATAACCAGGGTGAAAACTATTCAGCGGTTGAAATTGCAAACATTGAATATTATGGTCGAGAAGAGGGTGATGCCTCCCTAGACACCACCCTAAAGACCGTGTACAACGTGCCGGCGACCACGGAGACTCAGTTGGAGGTCTACTATGATGCGAAAAATTATACGAGTGGTACTATCACCGATGAATCACCTAATAATTATATAGGAACCCTCAACGGTAATACACAACTTGAAACTGTAAACGGTATTAAGGCGTTTACATTTGATGGCAATGGAGATACTATCACAGGAAGCATCTCGGGTGCTTCAGGTGAATATGTTCACTCTATAACATTTTGGGTTAAATATAACGACTTTTCAACAGCTAATACTGGATACACCCTATTTGAAATGGGTCCAAGAGCTCAAAATGTAATGATAGGTTTGTACGCCGAACCAGGTAAAGTAAACTATTACTTTTACGGTAACGATAACTCATATTTTCTAAATGATGACGGTCCAATCCATGACCAATGGTATCATTTCACAGCTACGTATTCAGGTGGCTCCGATTTATCGAATCGTAAACTTTACATCAATGGAAACGAAATTCCTAGGGGCTCGCATGCGGGTTCATCTAGTGCGTTATCACTCACGAACGGTAATTTCACTATCGGTGATATCTCGGGGGGTGGTGGGGCCAACGATTTTGCGGGTTCCATCGCGAACTTCCGTATCTACTCCAAGGCCCTCAACGCCGACCAAGTGAAGGAACTTTACGATTACCAAAAAGACTATTTCTTGGGGTCCAAGTCCCAAGTGACCCTGTACAAGGGACACTTGGGTGTGGGGGTCACCGAACCCTCGGGGCAACTCGAGTTGGCGGGAGATGAGCGGATTAAAGAGTATCCTCCGAGGGCAATGACCGACTATGATACTCACATTGAGGGACATGGGGTGTTTAAAGTGTATGCGAGTAGTTGGTTAGACAATGGAAGTTTTAAGTCATGGGCGGCATTTGACAAGAACATAAACAGTGTAGGATGGCACGACACCAATACACCCTACACCAATGGTTCCTATACGGGTTCGAATAGTTTAGGTGGTGTAAAAGGTGAATGGATCGTCCTGAAATTACCTTACGCAATCAATTTAAAATCCGCAGCAACAGCTCCAAGAACTGGATATACGATGAGAGGTCCAGGGAAGGGTGTTATATTAGGAAGTAACGATGGAAATAATTGGGACCAACTCCATTCCTTTTCTGGTTTAACATCTACAGATAACAAGCTTACGTATATTAATAATATTACTGCACCAGGGTACTATACAACAGTTGCATTATTGGTGACAGAGTTAACTGGAGCACCCTCTTCAACAAACACAAATTCTCTAAATTTATCTGAAATTAAATTCTTTGGCATCCCCGGCCCCACGACCCTCGATAAGGGTTCACTGAGTCTAGGAAGGTCCCTTGATGTACCCCGCGTGTCGCGGTACGACGTGGACACGGAAACCCCGAGACCTGAGAAGTTAATTTTGGATTACGATACCAGTGTGAATCCCTACCCCCTTGATATATCTGGGCGCGGAAATCACGGAACATTTTACGCTAATGCTTCTTACTCCGCAGAGGATAAGGCGTTTAAGTTTGATGGAACCAATGATACTATTTATGTTGACCACAACGGTAATACGGGTTCTCTGAACGGTTTCCCTACAGGTGATGCGACTTACACTATGTCGTGCTGGATGAAACCGCGTACATTGGGTAATAATTCTGCTGTATTCTACTTTGGAAGTTCTTGGACTACTTCCCAATTAGCAGGGATATATCTTAGCTCGGCAAATGGAATAAATATGGATGTAGGTTCATACTATATCGCTACTGCGTCGAATACCATTAAAGCCGACGAATGGGTACACGTAGCCATAGTGAAGCGAGGAACAGGGAATGTCGACAACACACACAGTTGGGGTAGTATTTATATAAACGGTGTGGAGGTTTCTACGACTATTGGCGCAGGGGGTGGTCAGCAGGCACTTCAGACCATAGACAATTTATCGATAGGTTCTAACTTTAACGGGTCACCCGGTAGTTTCGGAGAGGATTATGATGGATGTATTGCCAAACCCCAAGTATGGAGTGTACCCCTTGAAAATTCGGAGATTCGTAAAATATACAACCTTGGCCACACAGGGAGGTCTATGGTGATTAGCGACACAGCTGTCGGTATTGGAAGACACCCCAGATCACAATTAGATGTGAGAGGTGTCGTTCGTGCGACATCTTTTCTTTCAGAGAGCCAACCAGCTTTCATCGCTGAAGGTGGGTCGTCGACGGTGTATACTACTAACGGAGCTATTATAAGCAGTTGGACTACATTAGTAAATAGAGGAGGAATGTTTAAAAGTAACGGGTACGCCTACGCACCATCAGATGGTATTTATTTCTTCCATACAAACCTTTACAACGAAGGCAGTTACATTATTATCGTCGATTTAATGCTTAACGATAAGATCAAGGCCCGCGGAGAATTAGCAAGTGGAACTGGGAATAATTCTATATGCACATTGTTTGCTACATTTTACATGAATAAGGGTGATTATGTATATTTGAGGAACGGAGCGGGGCGTAGTGAAATAATCAAACCAACGGATAGTGCAGAGTGTTATAACCAATTTGTGGGTTATAAACTTAGTTAAAATATATTTTCTATATATAAAACATGACTTCGTACGTTGCTGTATCTAAAAAAACGCTAGACATCGATGATCGTTTTATCGCACATTCTAATAGAGATGTAGAAGAACGAGAAAATGGGACAACGATTTTTGTAAAAGTCGAAAGCCCTTTAGATTATAGAAGTGTAAAAGCTTACAGGGACGAAGAAGGAAATATACAATTAAGACAAGACGACGAGATCCAGGCATGGCTGGATAAAGAACCAGAAAGAATTATAGCAAGCAAATTTAAAAGGTTACGACATGAGAGAAATAGAAAGTTATTGGAATGTGATTGGACACAATTACCTAATGCAGCACTCTCGGGTGCCCTGAAATACGAATGGGAAACATATCGACAAACTCTTCGTGACCTTCCCAGAAACACAGAAGATCCAGATAATATTGTTTGGCCCACTCCTCCTCAGTAATCAAATCTCATTTTATGTGATAGTGACAGCTTAAAAATAAACTCTCACTATATTATAAAATGTCTGGTGGTATTGCCCAACTCGTCGCCGTCGGCGCTCAGGATGTGCACCTCGTCGGTCAGCCCGAGGTATCTTTTTTTAGGTCTACCTACAAACGTCATACGAATTTTTCCCAAACTGTCGAGCGTCAGGTCATCCAAGGCAACGTCTCGAACAACGGTATGTCAACCATTCGCTTCGAGCGCAAGGGTGACATGCTCAACTATGTTTACCTCGTTCCCAACGATGGTAGCGCGACCCAAGCTATTGCCGATTGGACTACCGTAATTTCCAAGGTAGAGCTTCTCGTGGGTGGTCAAGTTATTGATGAGCAGGATTCGACCTACTCGACTCTCATCGCCCCCACCCTCTCTGCGACCTCCGCTTCCAAGTCCGTCGCTGGTGACCTCTACGGTGGTGCGACCAACGAGCGCTTCTATCCACTTCGCTTTGCCTTTTGTGAAAATTGGCAGACTGCTCTTCCTCTTATTGCCCTTCAGTACCACGATGTAGAGCTTCGCATCACTTGGGGCGGTTCTGCGGCCTCCCACAAGTGGGATGTCTACGCCAACTACGCGTACCTCGATACTCAGGAGCGTGAGATGTTCGCTTCTCAGCCCCTCAACATGCTCATCACTCAGGTCCAGAAGGCCGTGTCTTCCGGTTCCAAGATGCAGGAGCTCAACTTCAACCATCCAGTGAAATACCTCGCTGCTGGTAAGGCGTCCGCTCTTTCCATCCTTCACAACAACAATAAGCTCAAGCTTCAGATTAACGGTACCGATGTTACCGACTTCAAGTTCGCCGATCCCAACTACTCCCACGTTCCCCT